TCTTGAATGGGTTGACGCTGGTAACACCCCTGACCCTGCTTCTTAATCATGGCACTAACAACTGTTAATTCAGATGGAATGAAGGATGACAGCATTAAGAATGCTGATATTAAATCTGATGCTGCAATAGCAACTTCAAAATTAAGTGGAGCGGTTACAGGTATTACTTCTCATGGCCTTGCAGCTTCTGCAACTACAGATACGACTAACGCTAGCAACATTAGTTCTGGAACAGTACCAACGGCAAGACTTGGGAGTGGAACAGGAAGCTCATCAAATTACTTAAGAGGTGATGGAAGTTGGCAACCCCTTAGTGAATATGACGATACAAAGCTAAGAAGAGATCTAAATGTGCTGGCCCTTCATACTGCAATAGATAACAACAAAGCAGCACATAATCTAAACGATACTTTTATAGATCAATTTGAAGATGATTCAGGGCTAGGTACTCAAACTAACGTAGATAGAAATACAACAAATGAATGTATAAGTTCTGTCGTAGATACAACTACATCGTTTACATTTGACACTGCTGGTACACATGGTGAGCCTCCTATCTGGGCTTATCACGATGAACAAACTGTAAGAACTTCAAGTGGTGGTTGGACAAATGACACTGCAAATAGAAACAACAACTCAGCCGATAACAAGGGTTTTGCTGGGCCTAACTTTGCATTTGACTTAGCTGCTGACTTCACTTCATATATATGGCAGATGAAAGATGCTAGTTCTGCTTATGTTCATAATGAAGGTAATACAGAAATGGGTGGTCTATTAATAAAGAACACCTCAGCAACAGTAGGTAAGAATCCTACTTATGACGGTTCTTCTATCTTTAGAGCATCAGGTCATCATGACGGTGGTGATACTATTAGAGAATTTGCACCATCAGCTATAGATGCTGAAATAATTACTGCTGCATACGGTACTCATATAGATTCAGATAACTTTGGAGATATAAGTGGTATCAACAGAGGTTCTGAAACTATAAGTGTTGCTAGTAATACAAAAGGATATTGGATTGTTGATCGTTGGTCAACTACGGTTGGTGGTGTCCATGATGGTCAATCACATGGTACTGCTGCTATTTATACGAAATCAAATAATCAACTTGTGATGCATTTCTTGAATAGCGGTACAGGAAATATATGTACTGGATATACCTTAACACTTACTAATGTACCAACAGAAGGTAGGTTCCTCCATTTTGCTGGTAATAATCTAGTCGGACAAACAGACAGAGGTTATTCACTAAGAAATAACGGTGGAAATAGTTCTACAGGTTCAGTTATTACAACTACAAGTAATGCAACAGGTACTCTAATAAGCACTGCAAGCACAGCATCATCTTCTAGAACTAAAGTCTCAGGGGTAATACTTTATAAAAATGCAGCAGGTACAGCTACTCTTGGTACAGATTTAAAAATCTACTTTACTTGTAATGGAGGCACAAACTGGACTGAGGCAGCTAGCTACACAGCCGCTGCTGATTTTAGTACAGGTATTAAGACAGTTCATTTAGGTGAGACTACTTGTACGGCTGGAACAGATATTAGATACAAAGCTGAATGGGCAAACCAAGCCTCTGGATCTAAAGTAACAGAACTACATTCAATTGCAGTGAACTACTAATGAGAAAAATCATTGACGGAATTGCAATAGCTAGTGGCGTTGGTGTCCTAGCAATTGTTGGTGGCGGGGCGTATGGGTACTTCTGGTTCCAAGGGAACAAGGATGCCTTAATGGATAAAGCAATCCAGCAAGTAACTAAGTCGATTAAATTACCTAGTCTATCAAGTCCAGCACTACCAACAGGAGCCCCACCTTCATCGCCTACGTTTAGAAGATAGAAGAGTTAGCAATTTTTCTTTCAACCATTTTTCTATAGGCAGGATCAGTTGCATACTTCTCATCTTGCATTGCTCTAGTTAACTGGTCATATGATTCAAACTTCTCTGTTGGAGTAGAAGGTGTCTTTCCTCCTATTAACTGAGGTTCAGTACCTGTAGCTTTAACATACTTACTATGTAATCCTTCAACTGCTAGCTTTACGACTTCAATATTTGGATTGTTAATACCAACAGTAAAGGCTTGTTTCTCTGAATCAGATAAAGTTTTACTAGCCCACTCAATCATATTTGCATAGCCAGTATCTCCACCATATTCTTGCTTAATGTCATAGATCTGTTGTTCTGTTACTGCACTCTTCTGTTGGATACCAGCAAGGTAAGACTCAACAACATCTCTTGTGAATCCTGCTTTGTTTAGTTCTTCAAAGTGTTGTTCACTTAGTGTTCCTTCTTTTTGGAAGTGTTCATTCATCTCAACATATTCAATACCTGCTTCTTCAAATCGTTCACCTATGTAGTCACCATAGATTTCTTTAGCTGACTGAGGTTTGTCTTCAGTTGATTCTTCTTTAGGAGCTTCTTCCTTACCACTTAGTTTCTGTTGTAGTTCTTCGTAAGCTTTCTCTAATGCTTCAGTTGAATCAAACTTACCAGCTAGTTTTCTTTCTTCTTCTTGTGGTTGTTCAGTAGAAAGATCAGCAGGACTATCCTTTAGTTCTGTCTTATCTAACTGTTCTAATTGTTCTTTGTTCTCAGGAGATAGTGCTTCGACTTGATCTTCCTTGATAGTAATAGCTTCAGGCATAATAAAAAAAGGTTAGGTCTGTGTAGTTGGTGGGTTTAAGAGATAGTAATCTCTCCTGTTTCAGCATTCTTGCTGAGTTTTGGTTGATCTGATTTCTTCTTACCAGTCTTTTGAATAGTGGCTTCTTTAGGGACAGTGATTTCTTTTACGCCACTAGGCTGGGGGGGCTTCTCCGCTACCTGTGTTTCCACTGGGGAGTCCTTCACCTGCTGCGAAGCCGTCTGGGAGGACGTTGGGCTGGGTGCCTTCTTGGGCGGGGTCAATTCCTGCTGCGTATTGGGGGCCATAGGGTGCACCTTCTGATGTGTAGTTTTTAACCGCTTGCGCTGCGGCTGGTGACTGCATTAAAGCAGCCATTTGTTCTTGTTGCTGCTGCTGTTGCTGTTCTTGCAAAGCAGCTTGAGCTTCTTGTTGTAGTTGCTCAGATGTTTTGACTAAGTTAGTCGTATCTATTGAAGCACTAGCTGCTAGTCTTCGCAGTGCTTCATCCATATTTATATACTTCATCATTATCTCTGGGCCTAATGCTTGTTGTGCTGTAGTTATAAAGTCAACAAGTTTATTTCTATCATCACCCCTACCAATAGCTTCAAGTCCAGTAACAGGTTTAGGATTAACCATTGCTTCTCCAGTCTTCTCACTCATAGGCATACTTGGAATCTTCCTTTGCTTCTGCAAGATATACATCAACCTTCTAACTAAAGGTAGTTGTAGTTCCTGAGTCAGGATGGAATATAAACCACCAATTGAAGTCTCAAGTTCTTGTGCCATATATCTAATCTCTTCTGCTGTTACTCTTTCACCTGCCCTTTGTACTGCTGTATTTAAAAGGAAAGCAAATGACAAACGTGATTCAATACGATCAATAGTATTAGAAGCTAGTTGTAAGTCATTTAATTTCCCTTGACTTTGCAAAACAGTTACATCATTAGCTGATCCCTGAACTATCGCACCATTTGCAGCGTTACTAAGAGTCCGTGGTCGTGTAGTTCCATTGGGATTAACCATGAATAACACCTTGCTCATAGCTGCGCTTGCTTCAAGCACACTTTGATAAAGAGATTCAAGTGCTGTTAAGTCTCCATACCACTGTTCTATATATGAGCGTCCGTATTCTTCTGTATCAATTCGCTCCCATCTCAACGCAATGAAAGGTGAACAATGAGCAGGACACATGCCTGATGTACCCTTTATTTGTTTGCCTTTTACTTCTTGATACCAGTAACATTTATCATTTTCATAATGTACACATGTATGTATCTTTACTGATTTTTTACTTGGACCTATTGATTCCTCGGTTGTTACATCATCAGGTAAGAATCCTTCAGGTAATGCTTCAGGATATACTTCTTCTTCAATAACAATCTCAGTAATAGATCCCATTGGATCACGTACTACACAGTATCTATCAAGATGTATAACTCTTATGCCTTCTGGGTTTACATAGAGAAGAACATTACCTGCAACTATCAACTGTTTGAATGCTTCGTGCATTGAAGCACGTGCACTCATAGTCTCAAGCATTGTCATTACAGCTAGCTCTACCTTTACCAAGGCAGTGTCTAGTTCTGTCTTCATCTTTGGATCTACGTCTTCACCATGCAAGAGAAGGGTGTCTATCTCTAGCTTAAAGAAGGGTGAGTTAGGAGGGAAAAGACTAAGCTCTAATTTTGTACTGAGATTCCCTAGACCACGTGCTCCTACTGATTGATAGGGTGTCTTTAATCTGCCATGATCTCCAAGGTGAGTCTCAGGTACAAGAGAAGGGATAGTTACTTTGCTGCAATCTCTAGCCCTTTGAAGATAAGGATCTCTAGTTGTGCAAAGTTGTTGATATCTAGCAGCGGCAGTACCACTACCTTTCTCTTCAACATATTTTTTTTCTACTGCATCAACATCAGTAGTTAGTGTTAGTTCCATTTATGGGATGTTGAGGCCACTGCCTGATTCTAAGTCTGTTCTAAATTGTTTCCTCCCATATCCTTTCCTCCTTGCAAGAGGACTGGTAGGTGTGGCTGCTGATGATCCATCAGTTATTTCTAGTGCTGCCGCTGCTGATTGTGCTACTGGACTAGGTGCTGGTGCTGGTGGTGCTTCGGCTATACGCTTCTGTTCTTCATATCTTGCTTCTTGTTCACGCTTCTGTTCTTCATACTGACGTTTTTGTTCAGCCATTTGTTGACGCTGAAGTTCTAGCATTTCGGAGTTGTCATTGCCTCCGCCGCCGCCTCCTCCTCCACACATAACTAAATACCTTGATTGTTTTGGTCAGCATAGACGGATATGAGCATCCGCACTACACTACGTGCTCCTCCATAATGCCAGATATCTCTATCTTTTGCCTCTAAGTCAGGACATTTCTCTGGATATATTTCATCTAACTTTTTAATTAAAGCCTCCTCAATGGGAGGCCATAGATCTTCTTCATTCATAAATTGGTTCCCATAATTTAACTTCACCTGTTACATGATCGTACTCCCCATGACGCAAGATGCGTGTTAATTGGGCAGTCATAACAGCATCAGCATAAGTCCTCCCTTTCTTTTTGTACTCTTTTACTACCTTGTTCCACATATCTTTAGGTGATTCCAAGTCGCCTAATAATTTCTCAGCAGTCTTAGGGCCGAAGCCTGTTAGTCCCTTAATATTATCAGTCTTATCACCTTGTAATACTTGTAACATCCAGTTTCTATCTGCTTTCTTTCTTGTTATAAATTCAAGATGATCTTTAGCTAGCAAGGTACACGGTACACCTCGCATATCTTTATCAACAGAAACAATTATTGGATTATCATATTGTCCACCTGTAGCAAGTAACGACATAACATCATCACCTTCTAAGTTGGGGAAACTAATGGAGTGATAGTACTCAGCAACTTTCTCTATTACTTCTGGTAATCCTAAAGGTTTACGTTTACCTATCCTATTTGTTTTGTAGTCTTGAGATACTCCATGCCTGAAGGTGGGATACTGACTGAAGCACATGATTACTCTGCCTGAGTCTTCAGCTATACCTTGGTACTGTTCAACTCTGTATTGAATGAGTTCATGTACTTCCTTCTCATCTAAGTGGAGAGTGTGTCGATCCTCATCCCATCGATAGTCATGCTCACATGCACAACAGGATGAATAGATAAGCCAGTCGGCATCAATTAATAAAGTCATGGTGGGTTAGTTAAATAGTGGAGTGGATAGGCGGCCTGTTTGTTCTGAGTACAGAAGCTTATCGGCCTCACCTGTTGAACCTGAGTGACGGTTCTTTAATACAGCAAGTTGCAGTTCGCTACGTTCAGCGGCATCACCTTGCTGATTCCTTGAAGCACTGATACATCCATCGCATAATTGAGCTAGTGAATGTGATCCCCTCAAATGGCTAAGCGAGACCTTGGTTCCCTCTTCATGGCCTCTACCCTCTGGTCTCTTCAAGTGGCTAACCAAGAAAAGCGTAATGCCCGTAGCCTCAACCATTTGCCTGAGCTTAGTGACAGTGATATCAAGACTTCTTCTCTCGTCAACGTTGTCGAGTCCACTGACAACAATGGTGATGTGGTCAACAAAGACAACATCTACTCCTTCTACTTTCGCAAGGTACTGAATCTGTTGACACAACGTATCAGGATCCATTGAACCAAAGTGATCGTATAGATGTAGTCGGTGTGTAGAACACAGACGATCAAAGGATTCTCTTAGTTCCTCCTCCTCTACTAGGGAGGAGTCAAGGTGTATAGGTTTGGATAGATCTACTGCAATGATCCCTTGCAATGAGCGTTGGATGCTTTCCTCTAGTGCTATGTATCCAACCTTCAGTCCTCTAGTTAGGAAGTGATGAGCTAACTCCCTACACATACTGGACTTACCAGTACCACTACCTGCTGTAATCAGGTTCATCTCTGAACGTCTGATCCCTCGCATCATGTGGTTTAGTTTTGGCCACGGATAGGTGCAGATAGAGTCAGCACCCTTCTTGATTACTTCATCCCAACAGTCAGCACTATCCCTTATCCCTTCTGGTTTAACGGGGATAGCTTTCCAAAGTAGATCTCTAAGTTCTTCTCCCTTTCCTGCAAGGAGCATCTCATTTGCGTCCTTGAATTCTCGCAGTCGTGCAATAGCGACAGGTACTCCAGCCAAAACTTCTGTTGCTTTGATGGCAGCGTCATCACCTGCTTTATCGTTGTCGAAACAAAGGACTGTTCGTAGATGTCCTGCGAGCCATAGCTCATTCATTACTAAATATTTGCTAGCACTTTGCGCACCTGATGGCAAGGAAACTACAGGAAACTTATTACCTTGAATTTGTGAGATACTCATCGCATCTATCTCGCCTTCTGCAACAACACAAAAGACTTGACCTTGATTAGTCTGTCTCCATAAGTGTTGTCCCCATAGTTGGATCTTTGATATATCTCCTAACCATATGAACTTCTTATCTTTGAACCTGAGATGCTGAGCTACATCTTTACCAGTGTGATCCTTGTATGTTGCAACCTGAACAGGACTACCGTTGTAGTCAGCTAGTCCATAGTCCCAAAACTTTGCAGTCTCTTGAGTGACTCCTCGTTTAGGTAAGGCTTTGTAAACTATCCGATCTTTAGGGATCAGTGGTTTAACTGCCTTCTCTTTCTTGAAGGGATTCATAATTGGTTTCTTAAATGTGTAAGGCGTGTAAGGTTTGGAGTCTTTTTTATTGGGTTGATATTTATACGGACAGCCAAAGCAATGAGCATGTCCATCGTCATACCAAACGAGGTTGTCCTTGCTGCCACACTCAGGGCATGGACCCTTTCTCACGTATTTGCTTTTGCTTTTCATGTTCCTCCCAGTGTTGGATTAATAGACGCAACTCTTCTATACGCTTGGATGCGTTGTCGATGCGTTGTTGAGTGTTCATCTAGGTGTTTGCCATGTATCTAGTTGGTCGATCATCCAGCCGTTGTACTTAGGGATGATCTGTTTGCAACTGGTGCACTGAAGATCCGACCATGCCAAGTGATAGACCCTTTCAACGTGACCACATTCAGGACACTTGATGTTCTTCCCATCACGACCAGCACGATCTTTCTTTTGAATCAGTGCATAGTCATCAACAAGAGTTTGCTTTCCATCTCTGATTGAGATGTGTTTACTGTGTGTTGTTGGTGTCATACCAGTCATCAGGGATAATGCCGCTACTCCATTTGAATCCATTTCTTGTAGCCCACTGACCATAAGTAATAGATCTTTTGGCACGGCTGATTTTATCTTTGGCGTTTTGAAAGCACAGTCTTATATCCAAGTGTGGATGCTGAGCTTTCACGCATAGCATTTTGCGTCTATCAGTTGGGGAAAAGAATCCCTTAGTCTCTACGATTACACCATTAGGAAGAATGAAGTCAGGCTTATACTTGCCCTCCCATGTGTAGTCAAGGACAAGGGATTCATAACTGAATGAGACACTACGCTTGTCAAGGCTGGCTGCAATACCAGCCTCGAACTTGCTTCTATATTTAGAAGCTGGATGCGTCCTCATTTGAGGATGAGAAGGGATTGCATGAAGGTGCGTCTTCCTGCGTGAACGTGCCCTCCTCTTTGGAAAAGGGATTACTTGTTGACCCCCCTTGTTTTTGGTACTCGACAAATGATGTTACTTGTACTGCATTTAGATTAAGTGCAAGTCCCACGCCTGAACCAGTGTGATTATAAGGTGAAGCATTGAAAGCTATCTTCCCTGTTGAGGTGGGATCTACGTTGGCTAATGGCTTTGATTTCTCTGATGAAATCTCTACTCCATTAGCATCAGCTAGCAAGGGAGCATTGCGTTCAAAGGTTGAACCATCTTTCTTGTTTACTCCCTTCTGTTTTCTCTTGCACTTAACAAAGTAAACCTCCATTGGTTCACCTTGAAAGTCACCAAGCTCATCGTTCTTTAATAACTTAAGAGTCTTAGAGTCACAGTATCTATAGCCAAAGGGCATGAACTCTTGAAGTTTGAACTTCTTATCTGGGTTGGCTGCCTTTAGTTCCTTCTTGTACTGATCGAAGTATCCTTCAATGCTAGAGATAAAGGCTTGTCCTTCTTCAGTAGTAGCCTTGCCATCCTTAAGAGGGATAACGCCAGTGATCTCCCATCTTGGATCATTCTCCTCAATGGTTGATAGTTTATGTGGAGTAATAAAGGCATAACTCAAGTTACATACTGGAGTTATAAAGTCTTTGGGATTCATGTGATGAAATAGGTTGAGTGTTTAACGGATGATGGATCGAAGTCACCTGCTACTGGAGTAGGTGGTAACTCTTTCCCTTTAGTTGTGTCGATTTGATTGGTGAGTGTGTTGGTGATGGTGTCAAGCACTGGACGTTTATACATCTCAGCAAATGTCCATCGAATTGAGTCTCTTAGTTGACTCATCTCACTTGGTGTACTTACAAAGCAGTCATGGATACCTCCTATGTTTTTGATACCACTCATGTGTGCATGGATAGCAGCAAAGGCAAGGTGGCTAGAGTCAAGAGAGTGGATGACGTTAGGCGAAAGTGAATTAGCCATACGCTTGGTATCCAAATCTTCTAGCTCCTCGTTAGCACGTATATCTAAGTGAACATCAGATAGATAGTTCAACTGAATGCGTGTCTTCCTTATGTCCTTATAGTCCTGAATAACAGGTAATCCACTTGGACTCCACCATCTAAGTGCTGTGTTTTGTTGGCCAGCTTTACGACCAATGGATTTAAACCATTGCATAGCCTTGACCGCTGGCTGGATCAAGGCAGTCGCCTCCTCATGGAGGATCTTTGCCATGAAGTGAACCGTTGTCATGGCTCCCTTCTTGGTAGTCCATCCTCCATGTGTATATAATTCTTTCCCTCTTTTCTGCGCCCAATCATAAGCAAAGTAATAACAGGCAGTGCGTGTTGCTGAGTATGGAGTACACATCACTATGTTCTTAGCCAAGCTGCGATCAGGGCTTAGTTCCATCCATCGTCTAGCTCTATCATCAGTGTGATCTCTTAGTCTTTTATTAACTCTATCGATTACTTCACCATATATATCTTGAGGTTGCTCGGTATTAATTAAGTTGACCATGCTTGCCATCTTCCGATTACCAAGCAAAGAACTGTAGTGCTGTATGCCTGAGCAAGTGGCATCTAAATTCACTGCATGATTACAGATATGTCCATATCCCTCCTGCTTAAAGAGATAGTAAGCACGACAAAAGGATAGGAATTGCCACGGCTTATCAGCCCGCATCCAGAACTCAGCGTTAAGCCAAGGATCATTGCCAGCTCCAGTGATTAGCTGTTCTTTATCTAGTACCCAGTCAATGCGTGTATTAAAGGTGGACTTCAATCCATATAGATTTGCACCATGTATGCGTAGCCAATTGAGATCATCCTCATTCTTGATAGGTGTGCCATGAGCAAAGACAAGTAAGCTCCTAGCCAAGTCATTACCTTGAGGATTTAAGAACGGTGGCCTTGAGTAATAGCGACCACGGAAATCTAATTGTTGCGGGAAATATATTTCATCCTCATCTTTAAACTTATCTGCTATCCATAAGAGTTTTGTTTGTGCTATCCGTTTGCTTCTAGTCCGTTCATTCTTCTCATGTATGTACCTAGCTTGTAGTCTCCACCTCGTTACATCAGGATGATCTTCCTCTAAATGTTTTGGATATGGACTAACAGGATATCCATTGATAGGTAACAAGCAGCTTATCTCTAGGTTTTTATCTACTGCATACTGAGCATGACCTAACAACCATCGGTGAATCATCCATGCTGTATCTTGCAGGATATTGGTTGCTTGAAAGAACGGTTCAGTTCCATTGGTTTGGTTTCCTACTCTTTTGTTGTTACTTTTCAGCAACTTAGATTGAACAGCTTCAGTTAAATAACCTCCATTAGTAGGGCTAGTCCAAGGTCTTGGTTTCACATACATAGGCAGGTAGTTAGGTGTCATTAACTCTTGCTTATTCTTTACGTCATTGATCCAGTCCATACATTCTTTAGTCGCTTTAACTACACGCCTCGGTGGTTTATATGTGTAGTCCACTTCGATTGTTATTAGTCCAGTCTCTCTAGCTATCAGTTCAACTAGGAATAAACCTGACGCTAGCTTCTCTCTTGCAGTCCAGTTATTCGTATGTTTCATACGTCTAATGACTGCCATCTTGTGAGCCTTACGACTCCTACCTCTACTGAACTTGAACAGTTCATCTCTAGTAGCACGGTCAAGCATGGTTTCCATCCATACCTTGTCCATAACATCACGACATACAGCATGGAGTGTTGGTGATGCACTCAAGGAATCAAGGATTGTCCTTACTCCTGTTGCTGCTAGTTGTTGAGGTGGTAGTTCAATGAGTGGAGTAAGCAAGGCAAATGTTTTACCTGCCTTACCTGCTTCAATCTTCTTACGGACTGACCTGATATGTGGGATGAGTGTCGCTGTTCCATGTGCAGTCAACACCTCACCATGATTAGACAAGCTTTCCATCTTGCCTTTGCGTTGGATGTTTTCAAAGATGCGACAACGATCTTTGCCTAGTGTTACTTGCCACTTCTCCAACGCAATCTGTTCTGCGTTAGTCCTCATAGGGATACCAAAGTAATTCTCTTAACTTGACTGACATATACATCAGTCTGTTAGTCCAGTCTTAAGCTCAATGTGTGTAGCTAACGACTCTCTAAACTCATTAGATTCTGTGTATCTTTCGATAACTCCACGTAATAATTCAGAGTCACTAAGTCCCTTAACCTTGGCTAGTTCTTTGACTAGCTGTGATGTAGGAGGAGCAAGCATGATTGTGTGCTTGATCTTGGCTGGCGTTGGGCTGTTAGTTTCTTCAGTCATGGAAATAGAATTTACGTAGGGTTGATTCAACTAAAAGATTGTTAACTGTTGGTTCAGGAAACTCAGCCTTTAACAGTCTTTGAAAGTCTGCTTCTTTTAGTTCTTTAGAAGTGTCTTTATCTTCCAGTTCATCTTCAGGTGGCTGGTCGTAACACATATGCCAGTGAGTTGCCTTGTCAGGTATGTTGTTCCATTGGTATCCAGACCACATGCCCTTACCATTGCATACATACTCACTGAGTACAAAGAAAGAAACCTCGCCAACGTTATTAGCGTGTTCTCTTTCTGGTTTTCTATCTTTTAGTTGATAGATTGTTCCAAGTTCCATAATCGTGGCGGGATTTGAATTTTTGGTGAAGGCCAGTGAATAGGCCGTGTTGTGCATGATCAGGCAGGTATCTTCTGTCCCATAAATAAAGGACAGCTTGATACCTAACCCTCATGTTGTTCTGTTCTACTGTTACTTCTTTCATTTAATGCTATGCCAAAGTCACATAACACAATAGATAAAAGAGTGCTTGGATCTCTTCCATGAGTTTCGTTGTACCACTTCCTAATAAAGTCATACATCTCACGGTGTTGAACATAACCTGAAGTCATAGTTCTGTGCGTGTTCATTAAAGGTAGCAAAGGTATACCATTGGCATACCATTGCTACATGATTAGTAATAATCTACCTGCCATATCCATTCGTAACACGAATAAAAAAATACAGCAGTATGATGATGCAGATTAGAACAATGAAGGATTGCATGGGTTAACCATTGGTAGTGTTCTTCTTATGTGGAGAATCCTTCTCCTCCTTTATTACTTCCTTCATATTGGAAGCAACGTCTTGAACTGAATTAATATCTTCCAGTTTCACCTCTTTAGAGGTGTCACCGAAACTAAAAACAACTGAAGGCATGGTAAATAAATGTAGTGGGTTAAGCTGGACTTACTTAGTGTTAGACCCTTACGACTGGTAGTCCTGTCTTTTACTGCGGTACGCAGCGTATAAAGGTTCTCTAATGCCAGCAATTAATTTGGAGGGTTGACACGCCTGACTCTTGGTACTCCGCTCTGTTATCCCTCCTTTTATATGGTTGCTGGACTTACAAAGAGTTGGTTAAACGAGATGCATTTGCAATTGGTTTGGTCAACTTCGAAATGCCAGCAGTCTCAACTGTCTCAATCGTGAAAGCCAGTAATAAATTCAGGCAGGTCTGTAATGATCCAATGCCCGCACTTATTCCCGTTGCTATCTCTTATCGGTTGCTCACCTTCTCCGCAGTAATCAACCTCTAGCGAGGTGTCATGACTTTTGGATGCCAGCTTGGTAAGGATGCGGGCTACCTCGTAGCCGGACATACCGCCATCAAAGGCGGCATTGTCCATTTCGATTTCAATAGTTAGTTTCATAGTCCTTCTGTAAGGTCAGGTGCAAGGATTCCATTTAATCCCCAGTCTTTATATATTTTCCAGTTGTTCTTCTTCACCAGCTCGGAGTCAAGTTTAAGAGCGTAGCCCCTAGCGTCTCCATTTAGAGTGAGCTTGATTCCGTTGTTCTTAGTGTCTAGGATCTTGCTTGCTTTCTTGAGTATGTCCTCCCCTTGTGTCTCCCAGTCCTCACTGGTGCATTCGTGGTATTGCTTGCCATCTTGTGACTGCCAGAAATAGCCATTACACCAAGCCGTTGACAGTATGTGTGCTTTAACTTCTAGTCTCTTGATCCTTTTGCAAAGCTTGACCGGATCAGTATCAGAAGGAAGACCAAAGATAGTCTTTAAGTCTTCCCCATGTTGGGCTATGCGTTGATACATAGCCTCTTTGCGTTCTTGTGCTTTGGTCATCGGATAGCCTCTGCAATTTTAAATGTGTGGGCATGGTCAGCACCAAAGGTGCAATCAATGCCTAAATCCATTAATGCTTGGATGTCGTCTTGGTTGACCGTGAGCTTGCCAGTTAGTTGTCTTACTGCCCTTGCTACTTGATCATTCACTATGTAGACATCATCCCGTCCGTAGTTTCTTTGGACTCTTAGATGTGCAGTTGTTGCCATAAATAAGAATGTGGCAGGTGTTCATTAGTTACCATACATCTACCATTGATGTACTGTCAACCCACCAAGTAATAATTGAGTACAATCACCTACCTTTGCTTCTGTTGTGCGGCTAATCAGAAGGAGAGACTATCAATTAATCTCCCCCGTCATTCCATTGTGAAATTGTGGAACAGTCATCGGCAAGGCATGCCACCATTCACACAAAAAAAATCGGGGGTTGATGGGGGGAGGGATCTCGGCCAGTCATAACGTATACCCCCTCAGATTTTTGTGGTAAAAAAGTGGGTTAAGGATCAGTGGGGAGCCAGTGGTATATATAGGTACTTCTTCATATGTGGAGAAAAGGGAAAGTACGTTAGGTTTTGTGTGTTAACCGACCAAGATCCCCATTGTTTAGTAGAGTGGTTAACAAGAGGAGGTCTCCTGTGGTGGGTGGGCCTCCTTAATATTGTTATAGTGAAGTTATGGGAAAGAAAAGTACTACAGATGTATTGAGTGAGCTACATGAAGGCTTGGCTCATTTATTTTTAGAGAGGTTAAATGAAGGGAACTTAGGAACAGCGGAGTTAAATATCTTGAGGCAGTTTCTGAAGGATAATCAAATTAGTTCACAACCAGTAGAGGGTAGTGAATTTGGAGAATTAGCTAAGTCTTTGCCAGATATAGAGAATGTCATAAACTTAAAGAAGAGAAGAGCTTAATCATGCCACAAGGGAAAGGGACTTACGGAACAAAGAAAGGAAGACCTCCTAAAAAAGGAACAAAAAAATAAATGGGTGTAAAAAAATGGCAGAAGTTACCGCTTCCGTATAGCGATGACTTTCGATATTTCCTTGTGTTGGTGTGGAGGCATCTTCAATTACCAGATCCAACACCAATACAGTTGGATATTGCTGAATATATGCAAGATGGGCCTAAGAGAAGAATAATCGAGGCTTTTCGTGGTGTAGGAAAGAGCTGGATGGCAGCGGCTTACGTCTTATGGCTATTAAGGAACGACCCACAAAAGAAAATAATGGTGGTGTCGGCGTCAAAGACAAGGGCTGATGACTTTGCGCAGTTCTGTTTAAGACTGATACGAGAGATGGAGTTGTTGAAGTGCCTCGATCCTGACCGTGACGAACAGAGAAGTGCGAGTAATAGGTTCGATGTCCGTCCTTCGATCCCTGACCAAAGCCCATCGGTGAAATCTGTCGGGATTTTTGGCCAGTTAACTGGTTCCAGAGCGGATTTAATCCTTGCTGATGACGTGGAAGTTCCAAATACAGCGTGGACAGTGGGGATGAGAGAAAAACTGCTGTCATCTGTTGGTGAATTCAACGCAATTCTCAAGCCGGGAGGAGAGATTCTGTTTCTTGGTACTCCTCAAACTGAAGAAAGTATCTATAACAAGCTTAGATTACGTGGATATACCTGTCGAATTTGGCCTTCACGTTTCCCAGCTAACCCTGAAAGATATGGTGATGCACTAGCTCCTTGTATTGCTGGAGAAGTTACACATAAGAAAGGTGATCCAACTGATCCAGATCGTTTCTCTGAATTGGATTTGGTCGAAAGAGAAGCGAGTTATGGTCGGTCTCAATTTAATTTACAGTTCCAACTTGATACCACTCTCTCTGATTTAGAAAGATTCCCTTTGCGACTAAATGATTTAGTTGTGATGGAGATAAAAGATCATGCACCTGAGAAAATCGTTTGGTCGTCAGGAGCTGAATATCGAATTAGTGATTTACCTGCTGTTGGATTTAGTGGAGATTACTATCATCGACCAGCTTTTTTACATGGTGATTGGTTGGAATTTCAAGGGTGTGTCATGCACATTGACCCATCTGGTAAAGGTGCAGACGAAACAGCCTATGCAATTGTCGCTCATCTCAATGGAAATTTATTTGTATTAGAGGTCGGTTCTTTTAGAGAAGGTTATACGGAAAAAGTTTTAGAAGGCTTAGCTCAAGCAGCAAAAAGACAGAAGGTAAAATTAATTCTTCTTGAAGATCAGTTTGGACAAGGAATGTTAGCGAGTCTTTTACAGCCTTACCTTCGTAATATTTATCCTTGTACGATTGAACCAACTAGAAGTAATGTTCAGAAGGAAAGAAGAATCATTAATGCACTTGAGCCTGTATTGAATCAACATAGATTAATAATGAATAGGTCGGTAATAGAAATAGATTCCAAAGCTAGAGAGAATGATCCAGTCGAAAAAGCCTTGGCTTATCAGCTATTCCATCAGTTGACTCATATCACTGTCGATAAAAATTGTTTACAACATGATGACAGATTGGACGCATTAGCAGGTGCAGTTGAGTATTGGAACGAATCTCTTGCTATAGATGAGGACAGAGCAATTAAAGAACGTGAATCAGAACTTTGGGATCTTGAATTGGCTGCTTACAAAGGGGAAATTGAAGGCGCGCTTGATGCCAAAATCCTTGGCATCCCCCTCGACCAACTCCAAAGAACAGGAAAAACAGGTGAAGGATGGTTCTCACTCGCTGGAAAACATTAAGCCTAGATATTTTGTTGTTCGTTTACCCGGAGCTTTTACTCCAGATGAATCAGATGAAATCGGATATCAAACTGTTGTTTTAGCTAAGACAGCAAACGAGGCTTTTGAATCTGCTTGTGATAGTAATTCATGGGAAATTCTTCCTTTTGCTGTAGATAATGTCCATGTTTTTCCTAGAGAAGTAAAGGTTTAACCACGCCAATTTCTTGGTTTCAATGCTGCTACTTGCTTTTCAAGTGTTACAACTCGGTGGAATAATTCACGAATATCTCTTTCCTTTCTAGAACTATTATTGCTTATTGCAACAACTATGGTGGTCGCTGCTACACCAATAAGTGCTGCCCAGATCTCTGTCATTTAATAAGTTTACGCTAATGTTGGATTGTCTTTCATTTATTTTATGTCAAACTCACAGACCGTTCCTCCTTCAGACAAGAAGGAAGAGAAGAAAAAAGGTGTAATGAATAAGCTCCAAGAGATGACTCCTGATAAAGATGAACAGGTAGCTCTCATTGGAGTAGCAGTACGTTTGGGGATTGTTGTTTGGAGTGGGTTTTGCTTAACTTTGGCGTACATAGATATTCCCGGATTTGCTAAACAGACCTTCGATCCGACATTTATTGCAAGTATTTTTACATCAACTCTCACTACTTTTGGTGTCCAAGCTGCAAATAAAAAGGGCAACAATGGAGTAACTAAAGAGGATATGGAGAAGATGATGTCTGCAAATAAAGCGGGTGCAGGGGAACAAGTTATCCGTATTCAGACTCCATTAAAAATTCAAACCCCTGATGGAGAAGTACTTCAAGTAATTGAAACTCCACCTACTCCACCTAAAGAGGAACTATGAAAAAACTTTTAGTTTTATTGTTACTGCTTGGTTCACCAGCTAAAGCAGATATAACCCATTCCATTACTACAAGCACTCAGCTTACAGTTAACGCCGCTGCAACAGCCGCTGAAAGAATTGGTTCTAGTTTCTCTGTATCTGGAAGTAACATTGACACCACTGATGGCACGACTGCGGGAACCGTCTCAGCAGGGACAATTACGAGTGGCGTTTATTCGCCGGGCACGATTGCTGCAACGCAAGATACAGCAGGAGCCGCATTCAGTTTTTCGCAATCATATACGCAAGCAGATGCTGTTCCTACTTCAGCTCCCTCGGTAGGAGCTGTAGGGAATTTTAGTGATGTAACTTCTACCGCTGCTGGAGTTGCTGGTTCATTAGCAGGAACAATTACATCTGCTGGTGTTGTTACTCTTACTGCTGGTGGTGCTGGTACTTCTGCGATTGGCAGTATGGAGAGCGCTTTAACTGTTAAGTGATGAAGCGGCTTTTGCCACTGTTATTACTTATAAGTTCCCCTGCTTATAGTGTTCCTGTTGTGCCAAACTTCTCTCAAGGGAGTATGCAATCTACCACTCGTACTGTTTCAACAGTGGTAGAAAGTATAGTCTCAAAAGATTATAATACGGGTTCTCAATACACATTGACTGGTAGTAATTTAACTATTAATGGATCAACAATTTCCCCAAGTAGTACCTCCGTAACAGGCAACGTTGATGGATCATCTCAAACATGGACAGGCTTAGATCTTGGCTCAAGGCCAAACGTCACCATTACCAATGGAGGCCAGCCCTTTCAATACACAGAAACGTATCGAGGGCCCGGATTGTCAAACATGACAACCATAAACCGCACAACAAATATAGAAAGTACTACAGAAACTGTGTCAGTATTTGCACAGTAGCTCTCTTATATGGAGGGAGTGCCGCAGCACAGACCAGTTCCACGGCAGCTCCCGTAGCAAATAGTAGTGGAAGTGTGACCAATATGGGAATACAAAATCTACCCGGAAATAGTGTTACGAATCATTACGGAGGAAACATAATATGCCAAGGTCCAATGTTAACTCTTTCTCCATTTGTTACCGACTCACATACATATAGTACGCCTAGAGAATACTGGTATAAAAACCCAAGTTACAATGATGATGGGACTTTGAGCCACTATGTTGATACTCGCACTGGGCAAAAAGACAACCACGCTTTGAATCTGGGACTTAGTTTAAATTTTTCAATTCCGTTAGATAATTCATTGCAAAGAAGATGTAAACAAGCAGTAGATAAGCAGCTTGCTTTACAACAAGAGCTAATAAATTTTAAGAGATTAGATTTCGAGATCAGTCGTCTTAAAAACTGTGGAGAACTAATGCTTAAAGGGATTGAATTTCATCCGAGTTCTCAGTATTACAAAGTTTGTGAAGACGTAGTGATACGTCCAAAAGCCGGACAAGTCTTACCGCATAGACACACACTTAAACCTTTAGAGGTGGTAAACCCTTCTTCTCTCGATAAGCGTTAGCTCTTTTTTCTGATGTAGTTAAGGGTCTAACTGGTTTACCTAAAGCTTTCTTTACTCTATTAATAATCTGTTTGACGATTGGCTTTACTACCTTAAGGAGCAAAGGAGTCGCAAGAGCGGCACTTGTAGCAATAAGAGTAATCCCAGTAGTAGAAACAACTTGAGGGGCAGTTGGTATAGCATTAACTATTTGCTGTGTCGTTGTTAACTTCTTGTACTGCGTAATACAACGATTGCCTATCAATTGATACGCAATTATTTCTTTCCGTCCATCTTCGATTTTAGTTCCAATCTCCGCCGCTCCAAGTGGCGGGCAATCCTCGATCTTCTGGGCGGGAGGTGGGTCCGCTGCTGGGATGGGTGGTTGTGGGTATCTTTGTTCCTCGCTCTTCGGTGGATATATAAGTTCTTCTGGCGTGTAGTCCATTGCGTTATAGCTTGGATACTTCGCATCGCAGAAGACAACATTTCCTTTTGGGTCGTTAGTTAGTAATGCACTATTTTCTCTTGAATTCTTTCTACTTTCAACGCATCCCGGCATATCAATAATGGGAAAGCCTAACTGAACCGTTATAGGCACAGGTATCTGAAGAGATTGAGGTGGATTTATTGTCCAAACAGGAACAGGTTGAATTGTTTGAACACCTATTTTTGGTATCTCAGTCACACTAAATTAGTAAATAATAACTTCTTTGCTAATATTTAGACACCTAGACCCTTCTTGCAACTACAACGGCCCTTTGCGGAGGATACCCAGAGTAAATGAAGATTAGGTCGGGAAAAAACACCCAATTCTTTTCATTTATCTAGGTCATTTTGTATGGCTAACTTTACAGCTTCGCGGCTGGGTTATGTAAATAACACCGGTACTGCGAACTACGCTAATCTTAATGAATTATTCCTGAAAGTCTTCTCAGGAGAAGTGCTTTCAGCCTTTCGTAAGGCCACTGTATTCGAATCATTGCATACAGTTAGAACAATTGCGTCAGGAAAATCAGCCCAATTTCCAATAATTGGACTCAGTTCAACTGCCTATCATACTCCGGGTACACAGTTGACAGGTAACGCAATCAAACATGCGGAAGCCACTATTAACATAGATGATAAACTTGTATCCAATGTTTTCATAGCAGACATTGATGAGGCCAAGAATCACTATGATGTAAGATCTCAGTACTCAACTGAGATGGGTAACGCATTAGCTTATACATTTGACCAGAATGTAGCAGCAATGGTTGCACAGGCAGCACGTACTGCAACTAACTTCAACACTGATCTCCCCGGAGGTACACGTGTAAAGATTGTTGCTTCAAGTAAGGCAGCAATTACTGGTGCTCAGTTAGCTACTGCAATGTTCTCCGCTGCTCAGCAGATGGACGAGAACAATCTGCCTGAGAACGATAGATACTGCGTCATGGCACCAGCCGAGTATTACAAACTCGCTCAGGTAACAGACGTTATCAACCGTGACTGGGGCGGCCAAGGTGCTTATGCAGACGGCACAGTATTGAAAGTAGCTGGACTACATATCATTAAGTCCAACCACCTTCCAACTACAAACCGTTCTGCTGTAACTGGTGAGAACAACACCTATCACGCAAACTTTACTGACAGTGTTTCACTTGTGTTCAACAAGCAAGCTGTTGGTACTGTGAAGTTGATGGATCTCAAGATGGAACAAACTGGATCTGATGTTCATGCTTTATGGCAGGGTACATTCATGGTTGGTTCTATGGCTCATGGTAGTGGCGTCCTTCGTCCTGACTGTGCAATTGAAATCTATACAGCAACTAGCTGATCTTTATGGGGGGCTTTGCCCCCCTCTTTACTATGCCTTTACTTAAAACAAGTCAATTAGAAGCAGTTAATAGAGTGCTTCAGATGATGGGTGAAGCTCCTGTTAATAGTTTGTCTGGTCAATTTGGTTTAGCTAAACAAGCCGATGACACCCTTACTGATGTAAGCCGTAGAGTTCAGGCAGAAGGATGGTCTTTTAATACTGATTATCAGGTAACTCTTACGCCTGATTCAAATAAAAATCTTTTGGTGGGCAGTAATGTCAGCCGTGTAGTTGTTGATATTCTTGCTTATCCTGACTATGACATTATTGAAAAAGGAGGAAAATTATATGATCGTTTAAATCATACTTTTGAATTTACTGATGATGTAAAAGCTGATCTTACTTATATGTTGGACTGGGATGATCTTCCTGAACATGCTCGTCAATACATAATGACTAGAGCAGGTAGACAACTTCAAGAAGCAATTATAGGAAGTACAGATCTTACAAAATTAAATATGGCAGCAGAAGCAGAAGCAAGAACACAATTTGTAGAAGAAGAAACAACGAAGAGTGAACATAATATGATTAGAGGAAATCCAAATCGGTTTGGTCCATTAAGTACTTATATGCCGGGCCGAGCCGTTATTAGGTAACTATGCCATTAATTAGCAGTACTATTCCTAACCTGATTAATGGGGTTAGCCAACAGCCTCCAGCATTAAGACTGGCTTCTCAGGCAGAGGAGGTAATTAATTGTATGCCAAGTCCAGTAGAAGGACTAAAGAAGCGTCCTCCTATGGAACATATTGCTAAGATATTTGCTGGTAGTGCTGGAACTAATAGACCTTTTACAACGATTGTTGATAGAGATGGAACTATTCAATATCTTATTTTCATTCAAGATGGAGATATTAAAGTTTTTGGTTTAGATGGAAGTAGTAAAACAGTTAATAAGCCTAATGGAACTGATTACTTAGATATATCTAACAGTGCTGATCCTTCTGAGAGATTTAGAGTTGCATCTGTTGCGGACTATACATTCATTACTAATAGAGAAAAAGTAGTTACTACATATTTTCAAGATGGAGTTACTTATAGTCAATCAGGCACAACTGTTACTGTTACTTCTGCTAAACATGGTCTTACAACTTCTGATCGAATTTCAATAGATTGTACTTCTGGAACTGGAGTAGATGGTAAATATAATATAACTTCTGTTGCCACTGATTCGTTTACATATACAGCAGGTACGTCATTAAGTACAAGTGGTAATGCTGCGTATAACGTAATGACTCCTACCTTTGGTACGGATTCAATGGTCTTTATTAAAGCAGCAGATTATTCAGGTACATATAAAGTTAAAATTAAAAGTGCTGATGGTACTAGCACACTTGCAGATGTTAGTTATACAACAGCAGCAGTAGGTGGTACGCAACCTGATACCTTAACTATTGCAACTAACCTACGAAATTCTCTTGCTTCAGCATTAAGTAGTGGATGGACTTTCACTGTTGTAGATTATATTATTCAGATTAAGAAAAATGATGGTGGTGATTATCAATTAGAAAGTTCAGACACTAAAACGGGAACATTTACAAAAGCTATTAAAGGGACAATAGATACTATTACTGATCTTCCAACATTAGCTCAACATGGATTTATTATTAAAGTACAAGGTACAAAGACGACTGGATTAGATGATTACTATGTAAAGTTTGAAACTTCTGCTGGTAGTGGTACAGGTGGAGGTATTTGGAGAGAGACTTCTGGACCAGATATTAATAGAGGATTTAATCAAAAGACTATGCCTCATGTTCTAGTTAGAAATGCAAATGGTACTTTTGACTTTAAAGAATTTGAATGGTCACATAGAATTTGTGGAGATGAATCAACAGTTTTAGATCCTTCATTTGTAAATAGTAAGATAGAAAATATAAACTTATTTAGAAATAGACTTGTATTTCTGGCAGATGAAAATGTAATTCTTTCTGCTGCTGATAACTATGACCGATTTTGGCCAGAAACTATCCAAACTGTTGTCGATAGTGATCCTATTGATTTGGTTACTGGTGGTACTGAGATCAATTTCTTAACCTCTAGTCTTGCCTTTGCTAATACTTTGTTGTTATTTAGTCGTCATGGTCAATTTAGATTAGATGCTGGCGTTACAACTGTAGGTACAAGTTTAACTCCTAAAACTGCCAATGTTACTGCTATTACTAGTTTTGAGATGGCAGCTACAGTTGATCCTGTAGGAGTGGGTAGGACTATTTATTTTCCAATTCCTAAAGGAGAATATAGTGGATTAAGAGATTTCTTTTTACCAGATTCAACAGGTGGAGTTCCTCTCTCAGATGAAGTTACTTCAGCTATTCCTAGATATATTCCGGGAAATTTAACGAATTTAATTGCATCAGTTTCAGAAGAAGCAATAGTAGCAATTTCTAAGGATCAACCTAAACGTATTTATATATATAAATTCTTCTTTGAAGGTGATAATAAATTGCAATCTGCTTGGTCTTATTGGGAAGTTAAAGGAGCAAAAACTATATTAGGAGCTGCAATTTTAGATAGTGACATGTATTTAACTATTCAATATAATGATGGTGTTTATTTAGAGAAAGTTGCATTACGTCCTGAAACTGTTGATACGGGTAGCACAATAGAATTATTACTAGATAGAAAAGTTACAGAAGCGAGTTGTTCAACTGCTGTTACAAATCCCGGAGGATTAGGAGTTCAAACAACAATTACTCTTCCATATCCAATGGCAACAACAGGAACAATGGCAGTAGTAGGAAGAGATGTCAGTGGTAATACTATTAGTCATGGTCAGGTTATTAATCCTACTAGTGAAACGTTAACAGGAGGTGCAGGTGGTAATGGAACGATGGTAGTCAAAGGAGATTTAAGTTCAGCTAAGTTTTTTGTTGGTGAGTTATACGATATGGGATATGAGTTCAGTACGCCTTATTTAAAAGAACAACCATCAGCAGGTGGTATGGCTGTAGTAGCAGGACCAAAATTACAAATTCGGACTTGGGCTGTTGTTTTTGATGACACTTCACACTTTGTTTTACGAGTAACTCCTGCGGGAAGAACTGCTAACGATTATCCTTATAATGGAATCTCTGTTGGTACAAGTCCTCCTTCTCTCGGTACTCCCGGTATTGGTACAGGTAACTTTAGAGTCCCTGTAATGGCAAGCAGTCTCGATACTAAGATTGAAATTCTTAGTAGCAGTCCTGTTCCTTGCAGAATACAATCAGCAGAATGGGAGGGGTGGTTACAATCACGGGCCAAGCGACTTTAAAAAAGATTGCCTTTCAAAGAACTTCGGTTCTTCAAGATGTGGTTGATGTTGCTGAAAGTATGCGACCAGAAGATGCTGCTGAATTGTATGCACTATCAGGAGATACGCCTAAAGGAGGATTACTTTACTGTTATCTAAGGAGTAAGCCATGTATGACAATGGTTAGTAGACATGGATATGTGATGGGAATGTATGGAGTTATTCCAGAAAGAGAAGGGGTTGGTAGGATATGGATGTTAGGTCGAAATGAAATGACAACAGATAAATTAGATAAGATTACATTCTTGAGACAAGCAAGAATTGAATTAGATAAATTGCATAACAAATATCCATTATTATTCAACGTTATAGATGCAAGAAATCAAGTGCATATTGATTGGATACGTTGGATGGGGTTTACTATTATAAAAAGACATCCACAGCTAGGAATGGAAGCTCGTCCTTTCTATGAATTTGTGAGGATCTAACTGAATGTGTGGGCCAGCGGCAGTCATTGGTATAAGTAGTGCGATCCTTGGGATCGGCTCACAATATATGGCGTATCAGCAAGCGAAGGCTGATACTAAATTCTATAATCGACAAAGACAACTTGAATATGGTGGAGCTGTATTACAGGCTCAAGCGAATAGAAATACGGAAAGTATTAGAAGACAAATGAATGAGAATTTTCAGGCCCAGACTAAGTTTATGGCTGATCGAGCTTTTGAAAATAAGATAACTGGTCTTCTTACTGAACAACAACAAATTCAAGTAAAAACAGCTCAAGAATTAACTGAAAGAGAGATTGAAGCGAAAGAGAAAGCTGGTGCTGTTAAGGCTTCAGGTAGGATAGGTCTGACTGCTGATAGTTTGCGTAGAGCTATTAAGGCACAAAAAGGAGCTGCTGATTTCTTAACGAGTCAGAATACTGCGTTTGCCTTTATTAAAGGACAACAAGAGAAGAAGGTAGCTGCTGCAACGAGAGGATCAAGAATTGCTAGTGCTAAAGATTATGTTGAAACGACTTACTTAGATCCGGTGAAACCGTTAAAGAAGAAAGCTCCGGGCTTTGGTCAGTATGCTTTGGGTATGGCAAGCAGTGCGTTGGGAGGCTATAGCACAGCTATGGGTATGGCTGCTGACAGGAAAGTTCTCGGCCTCAAACCGTGGGGCTGGGGTACAGCTTAACTAACTATGGCACGTTATTCACTTGGTAAAAACACTGGTACGACTGATAAAAGTACCAGCTCTCGTTCTACTCCTATAGCTGGAGAAGATCTAACTTTTAATGCTTCTATTGGTGAAGTTCCAAAGATTAAGCAACCTCGTATTCAAGTACAGAAATGGCAAGGTGATACATACATTAGTAATCCAAGTCCAACCTTAGCTCCTCAATTAGATCTACCTGATTTAGGAAATGTATTAGCTGAACCCAATAGAGATTTTGCAGGATTAGCTGATGCGCTTTCTGGCTTAAACACACAATTAAAAAACTTTGGAAGTGTTCAAACAAAGTATGAAGGAGTAATGCAGAAGGCCGCCAGAGATGAGGCGAATGCAATTATCAAACAAACATCTGTTGAAGGAACTGCTTCACAGAAATTAGCGAATCTAAACGCAGAATTAGAACGAATAATTAAAGATGAGAATTCAAGCAAGGAGGATGTTGCTTATGCAAAAGCAACACAAGAAAGGATTCGGACAGATAGTAGATTAGCTCCGGCAATTGAATCTGCTTATAGAGAAGAGGAAGTTCTTCAGAATGCAGCAGGATTAAGTGTGGCTGCACAAACAGCAACAATTAAAGGTATAGATCCTAAGTCTGGAGATGAAATAGATATCCCTGTTAATACACTGAGCCCTAACGATGAGAGATATATTAGTTGGGCAAATGATTATATATTTAATGATGCAACAAGAAAACTTAGTAGCTTTGAATATAAAAATGTTAAAGGTCAATTAGCTCAATATTTAGCAAATGATAAAACAGCTCAATCCAAACGCTTTAATAAATATCAAAACAGGGAATATGTAAAGAATTTCAATTATGAGACTAATAAGATAGGAGAAGATTTAAGAGATGGATTTATTACAAAAGAACAAGCTATATTTAAGCTGGAAGCTTTATTAGAAAGAGGAAGAATAGGTCTTGTCTCTGAACCAATTAGAAAAGAATTACAGGAAAATCTGGTGGAAAATGTACTAGTTGCATATATGAAAAATAACAAAAATGGAAATGTTACTGACTTAAATGATATGTTTGGATCAATAATGACTGGTCCTGTTGAAAGTCGTGTAATTGATAAAGAGGATAAGATTACAATTACAACTCAAGAACAAGCTGACAGACTTGGTTTTGGAGAGATTGGAGATGTTGTTACTGATGTATATGCAGTTAGAAATGATAAACAATTATGGATTAATCAGTTCCCGGCAGGATATTTAGAAGCAAGAATTTCAGATGCAAATACTAAATTAGCATTAAATGATGAATCAAAGCAAAGTGTTATTAATGGGATAGAAGAAACAAATTCTATCGCAATATTTAAAAAAGAGGTCTTTCCTTTATTGGCTGGAGAGATATCTAATATTCCTATAGCACTTGTAAAGTTAGGCGAGTTAAGAAATCAAGCTATTGAGGCTGCCGATGGAGATGCTGCAAAAATAGATGCAATTAATAAAGCATATGATAAACGTGAGAATACTTTGTTTGGAATATTCAGTGTTGATTACAATCAGGATGTAGATGGTTTAGATGAAGCAGCACGGGCTGCCCTAAGAGATCCAAAAAACATTCCTATCTTTGCTCAGAAGCTTTATCTTTTTGAAGAGAAGTGGTCAGGATATAACAAGGCTGATACTTATTTAAGAGAGAAAGCTAAAAATTATGAACGTCTTTATGAAAAACTAACAACAGCACAACTTAAACCAATTCAAGGAGTTTTATCATCAGCTAAAAAATACTATATTAATACTATAGGTAGAGAAGAAAGAGGGAAATATAACACTTTAGATGAAGAAGCTCAATGGAGTTTGATTGAAGAAAATATAATGGATGACTACGTTAGTGGAATAGATCTTAATTGGTCAGCACAACAATTAGATGCATACAATAAGAAATTTATTGAACAATTTACAGGGGCGAATAAAAAGTTATTTATACAGAAATATATGCCAGATATTTTCCAGAAAGAGGAACAAGAAAAAACTATTATAAAGCCTACTTATGAAGGAACAGTAACAGAAGGTTTGAATATATGGGAACAACAAGCACTTAATACTGGTGAACTTAATAAGAAGGGTTTGTTAAATAATAATGGTAGGGATAGGATAAGAATTTTATATGAAAGTGATACACCTTTATTAAGTGTTGATTCTTTAGATAGTGTTATTAAACAACTTAAAAATAAAGGGACAATAGATAGACGACTTAAAGTTATTATTAATAATTTGCCGGGGGATGCACAGGGAAAATTAGGAACTTTCCTTCTACATGAATATAAGAAACATGGAATTATTCTAAACGAAGCTCAGGAGAAAGAGATCTTAAGTTTAAATGGTAGAAAGATGGCACAGATAGAGAAGAGAGATAACACATTAAATGCTTTTGCTCCTTCATTCTTCCAACCTTCAGTCTTAGTTGCTTCTACTAATTTATCTGGTCTCTTAGCTCCTCCTCCTGTAATAGCAAAGCCTAATCAAGATCCTTTAACTCAGCCAGATGCGTTAAAGAATCTAATTGGTGAGATGAATGGAGCTTATCAATTCCGTGGAGCAAGTAATCCTAATTATCAAAAAGGAGATTATAGAAGCAATAAGAAAGGTAATTGGTTCTTCGATTTTAGACCTGAGTTAATTGATGCGGCAGGTGAAAGGATACAAACACTTACTGAACAAGATCTAAACGCAATGACATTAGGTGCTTTATTAGAAGCTGGTACTACTACTGACTTGGAAAAATTTGAGGTAGGTGCGAATCTTTTAATTCGTTCAGTAGCAGCAAACAATGCTCCAATCGCAGAGATTTTAACTGCACCCAACCAATATGAAGCGATTTTCAATCCAATGGGGAGGGTGAAAGGACTAACTCCTTATACAGTAGAGGAGCTAAACGCAACTCCAAACTTTGTGAAACTAGGATTACTACTACAAGTTAGTCCTAAGAGAGCAAGGACTCTATACTATTTCCATAGGAATCAATTTGCATCCCAAATCAAATCCGAGGGTTAACTCATGTCGCTTGAGCAAGTAGTAACAGAAGGTGTTGAAAAAACAGAATGGGTAATGCCTGAAGGAGATTTCCCTGAAGTCATCGAATCTGTAGGTCCAGATGGTGAGGAATCAGAGGATACTTATGGAGATATTCCAACGGGAGAAACAGTAGAGCCAATAAAAGTAGAATCACAGGAAGTAGATATTAAAGATCCAACTAATTATTTTTATGATTTTAAGAATTATAAGGGTATCTATGAAGATAAAGGATTAACTACAGATCAAACATTTCTTCCAAAGAATTTGAATGTTTGGGATATAGATTATGAAGGTGTATATACAGATGGAACAAAAGATTTGTCTGAGCAAGAGAAAACAACTAATCAAATAAGTGTTTGGATAGATGAACATCCTGAGTTGATACCAGTTATAAAGGAATTAGTAAAAGAAACAAGTGATGGAGGAATAAACGTTACTGTGGCAGAACTGAATGCTGCTATTAATAATCCAGCGATACCTCAATTAACTCGATTAAAATTACAAGCACTAAGTATGGGGCAAAATCCCAGTGGCACCGCTTATCAAGATAATTTTAGTGGTAGTGCAAGAAGAACAGCAATGTCAAGCTGGAATGCTACAACAGGTTTTACTGGAGATATCCTTGCAAATATCAATAGAGGAATTTCTTTTCAAGGAAATAATGCAAGAAATTTAACAGGTAATTATCCTGCCTACACAGGAGAAGGGCATGTCTTTGATGATGCTCCAATGGGAGCTAATCGTAACTTTAGCTCTGACTACTTGGAACAAAAAGGGATAAGTTCAAGGGCATGGATAACAGGGAATGGCGAGGAGGTTTATCTAAATCAATCTCAAGTTGGAAATCGACTTGGATTAAATGAACTTGAAACAGCTAAATGGTTTTGGAAGAGACAAGAATGGCCAACTTATTTAGAAGTTCCAAATAGAGATGGTGGGACTACAATTCTTGGTGCAGTTATTCCCGGAGCTTATGACTTAAATCAAGGTCGTATTAGAGATAACTTAGGTTTAAAAGTTGAATATAAAGAGGATGGATCTTTTAAATCAGTTTTATATAATGGTCGTGAATATTTGTCAGAAGATTTAAAAAGTGGTTTGCTTAATTTCCAAGGTGGAAGTTTAGATAATGTTTGGGGATTAAAAGATCCTACTTTTAATGTTCCTCTTTTAGGAACTGATGCTGCATGGTATCAGCGATTTATAGAAGGTGGTGCTCCACATATGGGACCACAGTTAGTTCTTACTGCACTATCAATAATTGCATTGAAAAAGGCAGGTGGAGGAAAAATACCTTTTCATGGTCCGGGAATGAGGACATCAGCGGCATTAAGATATAAAGCTGGAAAGAGTTGGGCTGGTGGTAATTTTGCAGCAGCATTCAGTCAATACAGTAAGGGGACTGCACTTAAAGGAATTTCTGAATGGGCTATCCCTTCTCTTGGAATTGAACTTATTTCCTATAACCGAGAGAATGGAAATATATCTGATGCAATTGTTGCACAATGGCCCGCATTAGAAAGTCCATTTACAAAAATCTTTCAAAGTAATGAATTAGATTCTGCTAGTTGGGCACTACTTAAGAACGTTGGTGTTAATGAATTCTTTGGTGGTGCTACTGCTGGTACTGGATTTGAAGTATTCGGTGATGCTTATAATCTAAGTAGGCGTGGATTGAGGAGTGGGATTCAATTTGATAGAGGTTTAGCTTCACAAATAGGAACCGAATTTAATACTGCATTGGGTGAAAGCTATACGAAGTTATTTGGGAATGTATTCCATAGCGATACTCTTAGTTTTAAGGTAGGCCTACTTAATAAAATTAAAGCAGGTTTTAGCCCTGATTTTGGAGCAGGAAAACTTGAGTGGCCTCAATACCCTAAGGGCAAGAGTGCAGCTACGGAAATGGTTCCGGGAGGTAGGTGGTCTACTTGGCTTAAGGAGAATCAAAGAAAACCACAATGGCCTCAACCATATACAGAACAACAAAATATTGTTATAGATCCACAGTCGAAATTAGATGCACGTTTTTCTTTTGATACAGCAGATCTACTTCAATTTGATATTAAAGATGAGAAGACTTTAAATAAGGCTATTACAGAGGCAGAAGCAAAATTAGAAGTTGTTAATAATAAAGTTGAATCGGCATTAAAGGAACTAACGGAAACAATGTCGAGAATAAAAGAGACGACTCAGCCGAAAGAGCAACAGATTCTTCGTCAGATGGATATAGATGAAGCGTTAATTAAGCCCTTGCCTGAAGAAGTATCAGATGTTCCTCTTAATGAAATCAAAACTGCTCCTCAATATTTCCAAGTTAAAGAATCTGGAGCTACACAAGCAGAAGGGGTAAGTGGATCTCTTCAAGGGGCTAGAGGATTTGATACAGAATTAGCAGGATTAGTAACTCTATGGCGTGATACAGATGGAACTATTGGTGATCCCGGAAGTATCTATGTAATAGATGGACATAATAGATTAGATCTTGCTAGAAGATCTGGTAGAAAGAATATTCTCTCTCGTTTTATTAATGTTCCTACATGGCAGGAGGCTAGAGCTAAAGCAGCATTAATCAATATTGCAGGTACTCAAAGTCTAAAAGGAAGTATTGAATCATTAGATGTTGCAAGGTTTCTGCGTGATGAGAACTTTACTATTGATGATTTAGCAGCAAGAGGAATTAATTTACAAAGTTCCTTAGTTGCTGAAGCTGTTCGACTCAATAGATTACCAGATGATTTATTTGCTCAAGTTGGTACAGGTGAATTGGCTGTATCTAAAGCATTAGCATTAGGTTCTGCTGAGGGTGTGAGTCCAGAAGCTATACGAGAAATTTATAAGATTGCAAAGAAACAGCGATGGTCTATTGCAAGGATTGAGCAAGCAATAGTAATGGCAAGGAATGCAACTGTTGGAGTTGAAGAAGGTGTATTCCCAGAGTTAAGTGCTTATTTCAAACAGTCAAATATCAAGCAGTTATTAACAATTAGAACTGAGGTAGTAAAACAATTAAGGGCAAGGATAAGAGCATTAGCTCCAGCTACAAGACTTGAACAAGCTGGAATGTTGGAAGAAGTAGCAGGTACAAGAATTAATATTGAAGGTAGTAGAGAACAAAGGTTAGCAACTCAGGCTGTACTAAATGTTTTTAATAGAGTGGCAGGATTCGATGGACCAGTCACTAATATCCTTACAGATTTAGCTTCACAAGTTAAAGGAAATAATGCTGCATCTTTAGTTAAGAAAAGGCTTTCTGATATTGAAGAAGCAATTATGCAGGAAGGTCGTATTGATACAAAAGTTCCTGAAAGTATATTCAATCAGTCAGTAGTTAAACAAGTAACTGATCTATCTAAAAAAACAGAGAAAGTAGCAAGAGCAGAGATAACCAGAGAATTACCAATTGAAGAGATAAATCCTAAAACTGTTATTGAAGATGAGGCTAAGTTTAATGAGACGTTCCCAACGGAAGTTAGAGCAGAAGCTACTAATCAACTTGCAAAGAAAGGTCAGATCACTTCAGATCTAAGAAAAATTGAAGATACTCCACCTCCTACAAAAGTCACAAAGACTAAGGTCCCACCTGCATTAGTTGAAGAAATAAAGAAGAGTATTGATCCTAAAGATCCTTGGTTTAGTAGTGAGGCTAAAGATCAAACAATTGATGTAAAAGGAGAAGAACTTCCAATACCTGAGATTCAAAAGCTTTTAACAGAACGTCCAAATGAAATTCCTGTAGAAGATCTTTCTCCAGCAGTTACAGCATTAGCGACTGTAGATCCAAAAACTCCACTTGATTTATTTATTAGATCTGCACCTGATAGTCAACAAGCATCAATTGCATTTAATAGATTAATAGATTCTTTTGAAAAGTTTATTGATGGTAGAGAAGCAGAGGGTAGATTCGGTCCAATTGATACTGTAGGAGATTTTATTAATCTATTAAACATAGGAAGAGTTGCGATAGAAGAAGGAACACAGAAAGCTTTAAGAGATATAAAGACAGCAGATAGATTTGGGAGACTAGCTGCACCTTATGTTCAGAAAGCAGGTAAGGCTTTTCTTCAGAAAGCTATTGCAGATATTGAACAAGTTCAGATATATACAAAGGCTTTGCAACTTGAGATAGCTGGAAAGATTGATGCGGCTGGAAAGAAAATATTAGAGGCAGGAGAAGAAGCAGATAAGCAATTAGCTGATATAGACAACTGGGAGAATCCAAAGTGGTTAAATAAATTTTTTGAAAGAGCTGGATTAAAAGAAGATGCTGAAAGAGTATTTCCTACGAAACGACCCACATTTGATGATAGTGCTCAGCCTAGGAATTGGGCTGGTAAGTCTGCTCCTAAATATGCTGGTATGTATATTGATTGGGAATCAGATGTTGATAAGGCTATCTATATAGTTACTACTGCTAAAGCTAATAAGAAGAATAGTAAATCACATGCGAAATTCTGGACTTGGCTAACAGAAGAATTAGGGATACCAGAAGATGAGATTGTTGAGACTGGTGTTCTTATTAGAGATGAATTAAAGGAGAACTATGAGGATGGTTCTACTTGGCGAGTTGAGGATACACTTGCTTGGCAGTTTGGAGGAACAACAGATTTAATGACCTTTAACTGGGAGGATGTAAGAGCTGGTAAGTTTTTAGAAAAATTAGATGAAGCAACACTTAAAAAATATTTAGATATAAAAGACCCTAAGAGTAAAGATGTAGATGATTTAATTAAAAGAGCTAAGGAGAAATACACTGATTATGCAGAGTTATTTCCAACAGAAGGATATGGAGATGATACTCTTGGTGCTCGATTCAGAGGTCCACTTTCTGAAGCAGCAGAACGGGAAGCATTAATTAGACAAGCTAGAAGAATATTTCCAGCAGGTAAGATTGACTTTCCATTTGAAATTAAAGAAACAGTTTCAGAAAGAACGGCAAAAGTTCATCCTAAATTGAAAGATAAAGTCGGCAAGACCTTTATGGCAGCAGGTGCTTATACGGCTGATCCAAGAGGAGCAGCTCACGATCTTATTCGTGTAGCTCAAGCTTATGGTGGTGTTCGTGCAAGCTTTAGTCAAAGATTTTGGACAGTAACACATGAAGCAGTTCATGGTGTGTTCAGAAGATTTATGACTAGAGAACATGCTGAGCTACTTCTTACTGGCGAAAGTCATCTACGTGAAATAGCAGCAAGTGTTGCTCCACATAAAGCTATAGAGATATTGAATGGTAGTGAAGGTTTTGGTGAAGTTCTTTCCTATGCAGCAATGGGATGGCATAAGGTTAAAGGAGAGTATTTAACAGTTGGTAAGCCTGATCCAACATGGGCGCAACCTCTACAGAAGTTAGAGCAGATTGTAAATACAGTTAAATCATGGCTTGGTAAAAAAGGATATACAAGATGGGATGAATTGTTTGAGGATATTGTTGAAGGTGAATACGTTAAAGATAGAAAGATTGCTGGAAGAGATTCTCTTAAGATTGGCGATACAATGTATTACTTTGGTGCTTTCAATAAGAGTGTCCAAGATATAGATTTTCAGCCAGCATTTAGAGCACCTGATCCAGAAGATTTCAATGCAAGAATAGAAGGATATAAAGCTCAAATGAAAGCAGGTGATATTACATTATTAGAATTAATGATGTCAGATACAAGAAGAACTGTCAGCAGAGGAAGGGACGCCAAGGGTAACTATGACTCGAAGATTCCGGGTAAAACTTTATACTTATCTCTAAGTGAAGAAGGATTTATTTTATCTAGCAGAGTAGTTGAAGATCAAATTAAAGAGTTAATTAGTGATACGCGGGCTGGAAGAACAGGTATTCAAGATGTAAGTGAAGCCAAAATCTTACATGCAGCTAAGGAGTTGGCATTAGGAAATGAAATGAGTACAGAGAAAGTAATCAATTTATGGGAGAAAGCAAGGGGTGGAGATATTACTGCTGAAGATGATCTTATTACGAGCACGGCTATTGGAGTTCTTAGAGATCAAAATCAATTAGCCATTAAAGAATTATCAGTTACCTTCAAAGGAATTGCTGATGGTGAGATTGGTATTGAACAGAAAGGAATTCTTGCAAGTAAGTTAACTGCTTTATGGCAGAACCAATTAGTTCTTAATCAGGTATGGGAACAGATAACAAGGAAGTGGGGACAGGCTGGACGCATGATGCAGATCAATGTAGATACATCACATCTAACTCTGCAAGGCAATACACCATTAAAAAGTTATCAGGTAAGTGAAGAGTTGGTAGAGAAAGCCATGACTGAAGGACTTGATGTAGAGAATGGTCAACTAGGTGATGGTGTTTACTTCACAACTAATGATGATCCAAATGGTATAGCAGTTATTGATGGGAGTCTTCCTAGTAGCGTAGTCATCCTTGATCTTGTTAGAGAAGGTAAAACTCTTTCTGGTTTCTTAGAAGAGATAGGTCTTGATCCAGTTATTAAGGATGGAATCTTAAGTGCCGACCAAAAACTAGGTATACAAAACTATGCTTTAGAAAAAGGATATGACGGAGTTAGATTCCCGACTGATCTAAAGACTGAATCAGTTGGAGATCGAGTTGTTATCTATGATCGCAATGATGCGAATAGAGTTATTAACTCTCAGGCAGCACAACCTCCAGCTATGGATGTTGATGCAGGTAACGATGCTTTACGTCCATTTATAGAAAGAGCTATTAAAGATGCTGGACAAATATTAGAGAAGAAGTTACCACCAGATGTACTTAAATCAATTCAAAGTGGAGAGCTTACTGTTGAGGCAGAAAAGGTTATTGATGAGTTAGCAGAAGTTGCATACACAATGAATACATTACCGAAGAAAGATTCTACTTTCTATGTTAAAGATGTTAGTGATCTAATCGCTGAGATCCCTGATGGCATGGGCTTCCAAAGAACTATTGCAGACATTAGACGTAACGCATTATTCTTAAGGATGAGTACATGGGGCAAGGTTGCGTTGGCTGGTACGACTAGATTACTTGCCATGCCAATTGCTAGATATATAGGTAATGGAAAAATATATCAGAAAGCAATGGGAGAAGGTAATAACTTTGAAGCAACATCAGCAAAGCTAAGGCAGCAAATTGATAAGAATTTATGGAGACAGATGTTCTATGAAATTCCTAATGCTTGGAGATTGTCAGGATTTGCTTGGAAGACAGGAGAGGCTTTAGTTAATCCCGGCAAACAACATTACCAAGATGCAAGAGTAAACCAATTCGAGGCTCAAGATAAAGCTGGTAATTTATTAACACAAGAAGAATTTGAAGCGGCTGGTACAGATAGGGCTTTAGTTAAAAGAGAGTCGCCTACTGCTAACTGGTTTGATAAACCAACTGCTAATCCAATTGCTTTAGCTATTCGTTATATGAATAAATTTGCACCTACTAGATTCTTATATCAAACAGGTGCACGTAAAGGATTATCTGCTGTAGATACATTCATTAGTGGAATCGGTGGTCCTGCCTTTGAACATGCTCGACTATTGGAATTAGAGCTACATAATATGAGAGTAAAAGGAATGGTAATAGATCAGAAAAACTTTAATTTGGCTATAGAGAAAGTAGAGAATCAAATGAAAGCTAAATGGGTTGATATGATTATCAATGGTGAATTAATAGAGAACGCTTATTTAGATAGTAAGTATGCACAGAATGGGATGAATTATGTAAACATGACAGATGATATTAAGGTTGATCCAGATCAAAGGACATGGCGTTATGGAATCAAGAGAGCAGAGGAACAAGGTATCGTTGATGCTGCGGAGAAGGTTAAGTTCGCAGAAGAATTTGTAAAGACAAAAGTTGATGAAGAGAATTTCTATCAGGGCTTCGGTAAAAAGTCAGTTGATGCTGCCTTCCATACTGCAAGAAGAGCCATACCTCATCTATCGCAAAAGATCAAAGAAACTGAACAGGCATTCCCTATAACAGGTGTAGCTATTCCTACTAATAGAACTTTAATAAATCTATTTAAGGCAACTGCTCGTTATGTGGGATTAGGTGAACATATTATTGATAGTGCATGGAGAGATATAAATCATGAGGATGCAAACATTAGAGCCAATGCACTAGGAGAACATGCGATTGGTCAATTCCTTCTTACATCAGGAACCCTAATGGCAATAAGTGGCATGTTGGAATTTAGCGGACCTGAACCTCTTCTCTGGAGAGAAAGGGAGAAGTGGAAGAATATTGGAAAGATACCCAACAGTGTCAGACTTAAATTCCCTTGGGGTGGTGCTGGCCCTTGGGTAAATGTAGGTGCTTTTGATGCTGCATCTCCTATCCTCGCAATCATTGGTAGTTGGATAAGCGAACTAGATAGGATTCCACATACTGAAATGAATGATGGTAATGACAACTTGACTGCCATTATGGGAATCCATGTAGCAGCTTTAAGAAATGCAATTTTTAAGGCAGGGCTAGCTCCCTTTGGCGATGCAACTATGAAACCAATAGGTGATTTATTTGAATTGTTTGAAGATCTAATTGATAGTAAAGATCATCGTCATGTTCGAGGAAAGTCCAATCCTGCTGGTGTATGGCTAGAGAGATTGCTAACTGGAATGATGGTTCCGGGTATGGTTCAAGACATGACTAATTCCATAGATCCAACACTACGAAGAATAGAAGAGAGTGAAGCTTGGGGACCAGTGGCTACATTGATAAATACTATGAATAGAATTGGAGCAAAGCTTCCTTACTTCTCTCGTAATTACCCTGCTGTTTTACATCAAATAACAGGTGAACCTATTGTGTTAGATGGACATCTCGGCTCAGGCTTAAGTCAATATCTATGGGACCCATTCAAAATGGTTAATGGTGTAATGAATCCATTAGGTGCATTGAAAGTTAGGAATCAATCTACAGATATAGTCGATGAAGAGATGGCACGATTAACTGGTAAGAATTCATCGTTTGTTGTATGGGATAGGAGAATGCTTGGATTATCTAACTATACTCTTTCTACTAAGGAATTAAATGAGTTGATTCGTATTGGTACTCAGGAGGTGACGAATAGTGATGGCCTTACATTGCATCAGGAACTAACACGAATCATTACTGAATCTCCTGTCTATGCAGGGAAGAAAGATATGGGTAATGTTGTCATTCCCGGAGACAAGAGAGATCTACAACGACCAAACATTCATGGCCCCGGAGAGAAAATTAACTATTTAATGGAAACAATTAATCTATATAAAAAACTAGCAGTCGAGGAATTCTTCAATAGGCATCCTGAGTTGCAAGAGATGAAGGATGCAAAGGATCAATTTGACTGGGAAAGAAATGCAACAACTGATAACCTAGGACCACAGAGTAACCTTGAAGCATGGAGGGCACTCATCGCTTAACCTATGGCCTACGCATACACAATCTACTCAGCAGGGAGTAGCCAAACTGACTACACAATCTCTTGGCCTTATATAAAGGAAGAGCATGTAAAGGTTTACGTTAATTACGTAGACACTAGCTTTACTTTTCATAATGCAACCACAGCAAGATTAGCTAGCGCACCTTCCGCTGGTACTCGTGTTGAAGTTAGAAGAGTTACTCCTCCTTCTGCTGTACTTGTTGACTATGCAGATGGTTCTACTCTTACAGCTAGTGATTTAGACACCAGTAATCTTCAGCATTTATATATTGCACAAGAGCTAGATGACAACCAGAAAAAAGGTGTTGCTATTAGTGCAAGTACAGGTCTTCCAACATTAGGAAGTAAGAGGTTAACTGAAGTTGCTGATCCAACAGCAGCACAGGATGCAGCGACAAAGAACTATGTAGATACAACAACTCAACCAGTAGATGCTGAACTAACAGAACTCGCAACAATGAGTTCAGGAACAGCTTCTTCTCTAGCTGATTTAACTAATACAGAAGTCCAGATCTTAGATGGAGCAACAGTTACTACTGATGAATTAAATAAGTTAGATGGTGTAACTGCAACGACAGCAGAAATTAATTATGTCGATGGTGTTACTTCTAATGTTCAGACTCAGCTAGATGCAAAGCAGCCATTAGATGCAGAGCTGACAGAACTAGCAACAATGTCAAGTAATACAGCCGCTGCAATGGCTGAGCTAACAGAAGGGGAAGTAAATATAATTCATGGAGCAACTCTTACTACTACTGAACTTAACTTTGTTGATGGTGTTACTTCAGCATTACAAACACAGTTAGACGCCAAGCAACCACTAGATGCTGACTTGACTACTCTTGCTAGCTGTCAGTCAGGAGCAGCAGCAAACATTGCATTACTTACATCAGGTGAGGTTGCAATTTTAGACGGAGCAACTGTTTCAACTTCTGAACTAAATACCTTATCTGGAATCAATGCATCAACAGGAGAACTAAATAAGTTAGATGGAGTCACTGCTACTACTGCGAACTTAAACGTAGTAAGTGGTATGACGAAAGCTACGTCTCTTACAAGTAATAGTGATACAGAATTACCAACATCTAAAGCTGTTGCTGATCATGTAGCTTCTAGCATTACAGCTCTTGGTGGCTTCGTTGCAATTAATGGACCTACTAACTTCCCTGCTACACAACCAGCTCAAGGTGTAGTTGTCAGTATTAAAGATGTTGGATCAGGATTTACTACCAGTTCTAATGAGATAACTATTACGAATGGAGCTGGTACAAATAAGAATGTAAAGATTACAGGCTTTCCTTCTGAGTATGCGGCAGCGACATTAGGAGATGACACTGGTTTACAAGTTACATCTGACATTACAAACAGTACAGGTGGAACACCCGCTGTTCATAGATATATTTATCACAAGCAATTAGCAAAAGAGAGTGATGTCAAAGCATTGAGCGATGATATTAATGCTTTTAATGCGAGATACAGAACAGCAACAGGCAGCAATCCATCATCAAATAATGATGCTGGAGATCTATTCTTTAGTCAAGATACTGACAAAATGTATGTCAGGAATGCAGCCAACAATGCATGGGATGAGGTTGTATCTGTTGGTGAATTCTTTATAAATACACTATCAAGTGCAGGTAGCAATAGTGATTCTCCTCCGGGTGGTGCAACTGCATTTAATGGAACAGCTAGAAAGTTTACTCTTAGCAATCCTCCTTCTGTAGCTCAACAATTAATTGTTAGTATTAATGGCGTAATTCAGAAACCTAATTCAGGAACAGGCTTTCCGTCAGAAGGCTTTAGCCTCAATGGATCTGTGATTCAATTCGCTGCTGCTCCAGCTTTGAATGCACCGTTCTTTATTATTACAATTGGATCAACAGTTAATATTGGAACTCCATCAGCAGAGACAGTTGATTACGCAAAGTTAGATGTAAGTAATACAGGAAGTAATGGTCAGGTTCTATCTAAGAGTGGAGCAACAGAAGGATTAACTTGGATTGATTCTGCTACTGATAAAATTAGTGAAGGTGATTCAAATGCTGAGATAGTAGATACAGGTAGTAATGCAACATTTAAAATTACACTTGATGGTGCTGCGACCGAATCACTTAGCGTAACTGATACTGCCCTTAATCTCGGTAGACATGGAAGCAATAATGCTAATAGTGATCTAAATCTAGCTGGGGCTATTAAGTTTGGATTTACTCAGGCAGGAACATCTCCTTATATAAGACTAGACGGATCAGGCAACCTTGAAATTACAGCTTCTTATGGTGGCGGTAGTTCCATAGGAAAGGCATGGACATTTGGTGGTTATCAAGGCACACATGTTTCTAATGGAAATATTAATCCTTTATCAGATAGTACTTATAGCTTAGGAACTGACGCTTTACGCTGGACAAATGTATATGCAGACAACCTTCATGGAGATCTAGCAAATGATGCAGTTGATGAAGCTAATTTAAAAGTAGATAATTCACCAACTAATGATCATGTTTTAACAGCGAAGTCAAGTGCAGCAGGTGGCCTTACATGGGCTGAAGTCTCCAGTTCAGATACTTTATCTTTTAGAAATCTTATAATGAATGGAGACATGGTTATTAATCAGAGATTTGGAGACTCTGGAAACGTCACAGGTTTAACAAACGGTGCTGCTCAATTTTGTGCTGATAGATGGGAGTTAAAAGTTACAAATCCTTCTGGAAGTACTTGGTCTTATAACCATACAAATACTGCCCCTGAATCGGCAGGTTTTAGAAAAGCCATTCAATGTGCAAACGCAGCAACAGCACAAGCAACTCCCGCTGATGAAACTTTAATTTACTTTAGACAAAAGGTCGAAGCCAAAAATGTTGTTCGCTTGGGTTGGGGTACAACTGGTAAGAAGTCGATCACTTTAAGTTTCTGGGTAAGGTGTCATGTTTCTGGAACTGGACAAGTAAACATCACTCACGGAGATGTAAATAAACGAGTAGGTGGTACCTACACAATAAACTCGGCAGATACATGGGAATATAAAACTATTACTTTCCCCGGAAGTGATGATGAAGTAGTCAACGATAATGGAACAGGTCTCTGGGTAGAGTTTATTATTACTGCTGGAGCTGATGCAAAGACTGGTTCAGTTCAAACCTCTTGGACTACATCCGCAGAAGGTGATAGAGCCGCTGGTCATACTTTAAATATCGCTGCTACCGTTGGACATAAATTTACTCTTACAGCGGTTCAGCTTGAAGAAGGGACATCCGCAACTGCTTACGAGCACTTGGATTACGGCAGGAATTTACAACAATGTCAACGCTATTATGAGAAAATATACTTAAGTTCTTATAGTGTATGTGGTCAGGCATATCATGCTAATAATGCCTTAGCTAGTGGATGGTTCAGAGTAGAGAAGCGAACTGCCCCAAATATGACTTTCCCTACTGTTGGGCAAGGCAGTGGCAATATAACTTTTACTACTGCTTCAGCTAGTTACCCATCTACACATGGAACAATTGCACCGAATGATGTTAGTAAGCATAAATTCAATTACAGTGGATCAGGTTTTACTGGTGCATTTGGAGTTGGAGATGCAGCGTTGCTACATTGCAATGGAACTGGATCAGTAGAAGCTAACGCTGAACTTTAATTATGGCTGCTTATCAACTCGTTAAAAATCACATTGCTTCGTTAAGGGAAGACAAGGAAATTCTTGAGAACATTGTTCTTAGGAAAGCCGATAACACCTACATCCCTACAAACTCAGACAATCCTCAATACCAAGAGTATCTTGAATGGGTTGACGCTGGTAACACCCCTGACCCTGCTTCTTAATCATGGCACTAACAACTGTTAATTCAGATGGCATGAAGGATGACAGCATCAAGAATGCTGACATTAAATCTGATGCTGCAATAGCAACTTCAAAATTAAGTGGAGCGGTTACAGGGATTACTTCTCATGGCCTTGCTGCTTCAGCGACTACAGATACGACTAACGCTAGTAACATTAGTTCTGGAACAGTACCAACAGCAAGACTTGGGAGTGGAACAGGAAGCTCATCAAATTACTTAAGAGGTGATGGAAGTTGGCAACCCCTTAGTGAATATGACGATACAAAG